GGAAACATCCCCGGACGTCATTTCTTGGCGGTGCACCCAAGGTGGCACCCATTGTTTCACCCACTATTGTGGAATACGACGGAAAATAGTCAGGCGAAGTATTACCATTGCTTAGCTACGGTGTTTTCTTTTCACTCGATACAATCGCCGGTCGATTGAGAGTTTTCTATATCAGTTCGTTCATGGACGATTAACCCCATGAATTGTGCGAGGATGCTGGACAGAGCCAGATCGGGAGGAGAGTTACACTTGCAGAGGGAAGATGGCATGTTTGATCTGGTAGCCAGCCAGAACCGGTACTAGGTACTAGCGCCCTTGGGTCTTCGCTAGTATGAATCCGGCACAATTTCTCAACTTACATCCCCGTCGTGCGAACTTGCGGCTTACCTAATAAGAAAGCCCCCCGCAAGTGTACCTCTTCTCCTTCACTGGTCCTGGTGTTGTTGCGTACCCGGAAGGAGATCAAGTCTCCTCGTTTAACCCAACACAGCCAACCTTTGGACCTTTGTTAACCAGTAGTCCTCGCAGAGGTCGTCGATTCCGACACCGCTGATACATCCACTCATCCTCTACCCCGGGCCATGTACAGAGCTGTGCACCTACGCCAGCTCGGACATCCCAACCCTAACCTATCCGGCGCATCCGACAAAAATGAGCCAAGCCTCAACAACAGCATCACGAATCACCCGAAGAAAATAGGGGACATTTTGTACGATCCTGTAAGACTTTACGAGGCAGAACCGTGTGAGGGGGGGGGAAGGAAGGTTTGTCGCGAATGATCCTGTACGAATAATCAAGAGTCAATTGTCGATGGCACGGAAGACTTTTACGAAACAAGTCTTTCTCGTCCATTAGGATTTCGGGAATCTCTTCCGAAACTATTCGATACAGATCAGAAGGCCAAAGAAAGGCCCAGCGACAGACAATACCTTTAAAGAAAGGAGGAGAAGGAGAAGTGATTCGACGGTATGAATCATATTGAGAGCGGAAACTCTTCCTGTCGAGTTTCTTTTCGACAGGACGCACCTTTTTCCCTAGCCAGCGTTGAGTATGTTGATACGATGCCTTACGGCACAAATTGTCAACGATATCATAATACTCGGCTTTAGGTGGAATACCCTTCGTAGTAGGGAAGGCTCGGTCGGCCACGACAACAGTCGTGCGGCCGGCCCCAGTACCCTCTACGGAGACAAAGTACTCCGAAGGCGCGTCCCTCGCTCCAATAACGTGTGTAATGGTGGATGCAGGACCATCCATCACACACCGTCGAAACCACTTCTTCTTCACGAGGTGAGAGACCCAGTGAGAGGGTATATTAGAGAGGGTGAATCCTCTGCAAGAGATTTCGTATCTCATGACGACATTCACAATCCATCTTTGGGTTGGCATGGAAAAATGTCGGATCCCTTGCAGAACAGAGGTAAGGACTTCACCGGGAATCTTAGAAGGGGCGAGGAACGATAGGACAGGTTTGGAGACAAAGGAAGATCGACGATAATCATATGTTTGAGAGTTGAGTTCACCCCAACGATGCGAACGGCCTGTTTTTGCGTGATTAACGACAAAACCGCAAGAAGCAGTGACTGCAACCCATCTCTCATACATCAAATCGTCTCCCTTAAAAAGACAATCGTCTCCATTAAACTTTCCTATTCTACGTAATCCCTCTTCACCGTAAACTTGAAATGCGGCAATGTCATGACAGGCCTTGTTGATAAGACAAAGGATGGGGAATGAGCAAAGACTCCCCATCATCGAACCACGCTTTATCTTATGAACTTTACCTGATGACGACATCCACCGCAGATCGCTAAAACTCTCGATGAGGACCTTCCTCTCCTCATCACTTAACTCCGGGGCCTCACTGATGACTTCGACAGCAGCCTGAACGGCGGGAAGATACAACTTGTCTGTGGATAGCACGTAATCTCCACTTATATATCCCTCCCTTTCGTCACCACTACCTCTAACTGCTTCGAAGTCTTTCTTCGTCACCTCACCCCTGACACACCAACCAAAGGAGGAGATATAGTCATAAAGAGCGTTATGCACTGGTCGGAGGACACGTTTAACACGCGCCGACTGCATTGTGACTACTCTAAACTTGCCTTTAGTCTTGCCGACACCAATTCGAACCATCGAGTTATCATCGCTACACTCGTGGTCGGCAACACCTAAGGTTCCTCCTTTGATCTTTGTGTTTTCTAAGCAGCCCTGCTGGTCAGGGACGTAACAATCTGCTTCGAAACCAGGGGTGAGTTCCGGTCTCACCTCATCCTTCCTCTTCTCGGGTAGCTCCTTCCCCCAGCCACTCACCAAAACCCGCAAGTGACGCTTCAAAAGATCCGCTCCAAGAGTAGCAATCCTATTACCGGATTCGCAGTCTTGACTAGCGTTCTTGATCCACGCCGCCCGGGCGTCACGCGCGGCCGACTTATCACAGTGATGACACAACGGGTCGAATAATCTCTTGCAGCCTTTAACAACTGCTTCGAATCTTTTTCGAGATCGACCCCTAATCATAGTCACTGTGGAAGAAGTCCACGTATCCCACTCTTTCCTAACGGTCAGGCACATCCCAGCTCTAAAAGTTGGTTGATTATCTGAGAGTCTAAACTCTCGCGAGATAATCTGATGTGCCTGATTCAGGCTCTTCGCGATGGACCTTCCTGTTGAACAGGAGGCTCTACATCCGGAG